TTGCGGTACTATGCCGAATTAGATTGGAGGGATGCCAAAGGCAATCAAGTACGATCCTGGAAAGCCAAAATGAATGCCGTTTGGTTCAAGGAGGAAAACAAACTCACCGCCAAAACCAACCGGATCAACATCATCGATCAAGCCAGGCACGATTTTAATTCCTAAAATTGCGAAAATGAACACACAACTCATCCAGCGGTCAGACCTGGAACACCATCCACAATTCAAAAAGCAATCACCGGTCATCCGGGATGCCATGATCTCCCATGTGGAGGGAGTGCCATTGATGGGAGATGCACGAGAGAAATTTGTGATCTCCGAAATCGCAAAGGCATCCACACGATGCGGTCAAAACGAGATGCCCGGAGAGAGGTATTTCCTCCTCCGCAAAGACCTTGAGCATTACATCCAATCGAATTGTGCCACATGGAAAGCCGATCAGCTATCCAACGCATTTCGGGATGGTGCGATGAGAGATCCCGACCGATCCCTCACGATCAACACATTCATCCGCTGGATAAAGCACTACGATGAGCATGTGCGGAGAATTGCACTCCATGAGTTGAGGTCATTGGACAAGAAAAAGGAGAGGGAGCAATTCAAGGTGAGTGAATTATCGTCTGACAAACGAAAGGCATTCATCCGATCGGCATTCGACCGCTGGAAAAAAGGCAACAAAAAAGGATTGTCGGTCGTGTACGATTATCTCACCGAGGAGAAATTGATTGAGATCTCGGTCAAAGAGCGGTGGCGGTACATTTATGAGAGCGCAGAGGCATTGACCAAATCCCTCAAGGAGCAAAATGAGGGGATGATGATGTCATTTGTCCGCATCCGGATGCATCAGATCAAAGGCATCAAGGAAAATGAACCATTATCCGTTCCGGGTTTCGTCAAAGTGGAGGCACAAACCAGGATCGTTGAGGATTATTTCCGGACATTATGAGTGACATGATCACATGCACCAGCATCTCCGGTGGTCGTACCTCCGGATATGTGGCATCCAAGTATCCATCGGATCACAATGTCTTTGCTTTGGTACGCACAAGCGATCCAATTTGCAAATATCCGGATGCAACATTGCGGAAAAGAGTTGAGGATCGAATACAAAAACCATTTGTCGGTACTCTTGAGGATGATCTCATCATTCAAACCATATTTGATTTGGAGCAACACATTGGGCGTGAAATCAGTTGGGTGAGCGGTATCACATATGATGAAATCGTTGATACCAAAGGTGGATGGTTGCCCAACAAGTTGCATCGATATTGCACAACCTGGATGAAACTCACTCCGATATTTTATTGGTGGGCGGAGCATATCGGTGAACCGGTACAAATGCAAATTGGATTCCGAGCAAATGAAGGGAGAAGAGCCAAAAAGATGATGGACAAGACCAACAAAAATGGATTGCTGGAATTCAAAGCGACATTCGGTAAAAATTCAAGAGGACAAAACAAATGGGAGCAAGTAGAATGGCAAAAGCCATCATTCCCATTGATCGACAATGGCATTTTTAAGGATCAGATTCAAGCGTATTGGGACAAACACACCGATGTTGAATTTGCTCCATTCAATAATTGTGTGGGATGTTTTCACCGCAATCCCATATTCCTCCGCAAAATGGCTGATGAGCATCCAAACAAAATGGAATGGTTCGCCAAACAAGAGGAGAGAGAGAGCAAAGGTCAATGGAGATCCGATGTGAAATATCGGGACATCATCAAATCCAAATTGCAAATGGAATTGTCATTTGACGATTTCAGCGATTGTGATTCGGGATATTGCGGAATGTGATGAGAGAGGAGGAGCATCACATCCAGGTGGCATGTGTCAATTGGTTTCGCTATCAATTCCCACAATACCGGACAAATCTCTTTGCCATCCCGAATGGTGGGCATCGACACCGAGTTGTGGCATCCAAACTCAAAGCGGAGGGAATGACCGCTGGTGTCTCTGATCTGATCCTCATGGTTGCAAGGCATGACCATCATGGATTGTGCATTGAAATGAAAACGCCAAAAGGGAGACAATCAGACACACAAAAGGCATGGGAGGAGGTGGTGACCGATGCCGGATATCTGTATTGTATCGCTCGATCCCTCGATGAATTCCAATCAATCATCAACACATACCTCATCGATGCGGAACATTGAACACGATAAGATCGGGACGATGAAAGTGATCTTGATGAATGCCATTTGGATCATGCAAATCCCTCTGATGGATCTGATCTCACCATCTCGGAAAAGAAAGATTGTGACATGTCGAATGATCATCACCGACATTGCACTCCGGTATCAGATCAGTATGGTATCGATCGGGGCAATGCTCAACCGGGATCACTCATCCATCAGCTATTGCGCTAAAAAGCATCAAGATTTCATGGACACCGATGCCCAATATCGGGAATGGCACTCTCTTATCCTGGAGAGCATCAAAGAATCGGAGTGCAGAAATCTCATGGATCAATGGAATGCATGGTATGTGGAATCCCCGATACCCAAACAACCATCGGTGCAAGAGTTGTTGCATCTGTATGTGGAGAGGTAATTCACACCAATTGCATAATTTTGAACAACTAAACAATCAACATGGCAAGAAGAGGCAGAAAACCCAAAGGTGCTGGAGATGTGGTCGAGAAGATCACCAAAGCCACCGGAATCAAAAAAGTGGTCGAGATATTTTCCGAGGCAACCGGGATCGATTGCGGATGTGAGGAGAGGAAAGAGAAATTGAATAAACTCTTTCCGTACAAATATCCCAAATGCATGACCGCTGATCAATTCCATCTCTATTCGGAATACAAAGCGACACGCACCAAAACGCTCTCCAGCATCCAACAAGAATTCATCGCATCTCTTCATGCTGATCTCTTCCAACATCAGAAATACAAGCCATGCACATGTGATCCCAAAGCATGGATGACGATGGTTCACGATCTCGACAAGATGCATGGTCAATATGAAAGCGATATCCAGGATGAGCGAAAGAGAGGAGGTCAGAATTGAGCATGACATCATCGATCTCGATGACCTCACATGCCATCCGCACAATCCCCGATTGATACGCAAAAAGAAATTCAGCGATCTCCAAAAATCACTCAAGGAGGATATGTGGATGATGTCGGTGAATCAGATCATCATCGATGAGAGCAATGTGATATTGTCCGGCAACCAACGAGTGAGAGCATTGAGAAAGATGGGCATCCAAAATGCACCGGTGATGCGTTTGATAGGAGCATCGGAGGAGCAGAAAAAGAGACTCCTATACAAGATCAATGACCATCATGGAGAGTACGATCCCGATATGGTTGCAAATGATTATGATGTGGTCGACATGGACAATCTGAAACACTATGGAAACGAGTTGGAGAAAATGAATTCAACTCTGATGGAGCAGAATATCCGCATTGTGCTGGAATATTCAGAGGAGAAACACGATGAGGTCATCTCCAAATTGGAGGAATCGGAGGAATCGTACTCCGACCAGGTATATCAACTGATCACCAACCGGACATCCACCACATGAGATGTCCAGGAGACCATATCAATTCAAACTCGACTATTGTTTCCGATGCAAAGCGGTCACGCTATTTCGCAAAAAGGAATGTCAGATGTGCAAAATGAACCTAAACACCAAAGAGAGATGATGCAGATATGCACCATTGACTCCCTCAAACGGCAACAACGATGCAAACACACATCAAATGCGATCTCCTCCCAAAGGGATGCGATTGTGGAATCACCGAAATTCAAAAATGCCAAAGCATGACAACGGAAAAGGAAAGAGAGCAGATGGTTGAGGAGATCATTGAGATCGTCAACAGAAAGAAAATCAAACGATTCTCACATGTGTTCAACACATTCACAAAGATCTCCCTCCGAACTGCATACAATTATGGATTTCACGAATTGCATGAGATAAAAGATGCGATCGAGAAACAACGAGAGAAAGCAAAGCAATACCTCCTCGATTCCTGGATCACATCCGACAATCCCACACTCAACATCTCTGCCATGAGATTATTGGCTGATTCGGATGAACACCGGAAATTGAATCAAAATTACATCGACCACACCACCGGTGATGAGAAAATCAGCACCATCAATGTTGTGGTGCATAATAAAAAAGACGATGAGTGACAATTCAATTATGGGCATGATGGTCGTTGTGGTGGTGAGTGTGCTGGTTTTGATTTGGTACATGGTGAGACAATGCGATGAATGAGATCTGTTGATTTCAACACCTCCTGGATCTTTGCAGAGAATTACAATGCGACCGAGAGCATTGTGATCAATCAAGGTGGTGCACGATCCTCCAAAACATACTCGATCCTCCAAATGCTGATTGTCAAATGCATGGAGAATCGGGATCTGACCATCACCATTGTGCGGAAAACTCTCAAGGCACTCCGGTCAACTGCGATGCGTGATTTCTTTGACATCCTCAAATCGCATGATCTGTATGTCCAGGATGACCATAATCGAACGGACAACATATATCAGTTGAACGGCAACCGAATTGAATTCATGGGGATGGATGATCCCCAAAAGCGGAGAGGAGCATCGAGGGATATACTATTCGCCAACGAGGTCAATGAACTGACCAAGGAGGATTGGATGCAATTGGAGATCCGCACAAGAGGTCAGATCTTCGCTGATTTCAATCCCTCGGATGAATTCCATTGGTTGTATACCGAGGTGATTCCACGATCAAAATTCATCAAATCCACATATCGTGACAATCCATTTTTGGATGCAAAGGTGGTGGAACGCATCGAGCGATTGAAAGACACCGATCCGGAGGCATGGAGAGTCTATGGATTGGGAGAGAAAGCCATGTCGATGGATCTCATCTTTCCGAATTTCACCATCAGCGAAATTCCGGAGAGTGCAAAATTCCTTGCAAGAGGATGTGATTTTGGATTCACAAACGATCCCACCAGCATCATTGATGTGTACCGAGATGGGGATGATCTGTATTTCCATGAGCGGATGTACAAATGGGAGATGACCAATGCCGACATCCGAAAGGAGATGCAACTCCTGGAGATGGATGTGCGATTGCCGATGTACTGCGATTCAGCAGATCCAAAGAGCATCGAGGAATTGTATCGGTTGGGAGTCAATGCAAAGCCATCGGACAAGGGAAAGGGATCTATCATTGCCGGTATTCAATACCTCAAATCGTTTCACCTCCATGTGACCTCGGATTCCCACAACATGATCAAGGAGTTGCGGAATTACAAATGGCAAAAGGACAAGGAGGAGAAACGCATCAATGTCCCGGTGGACAATTTCAATCATTGCATCGATGCGATGAGGTATGCGGTATTCACCTCCCTCCATTCTAAAGGGAGCGGAAAGTATTTCATTCGATGATATATTGCATCAAACAAAATACACATGACCATATTTCATCACACCGATGGGGACGATCAAATCATGATCGCTCGACATTTATCACCAGCAACGGCACAAAAGATCGTTGATCTCATGACCTCCGATGAGGAGGAGTCACGGATGACCATCTCACACGATGTCTCCATCAAGGAGATCCCGGAGATCATCGGTATCATGTATCCATCGATGAATCAAACCATCGGAGATGTGCCGGAGGCAATACAACCACGACACATCCACGATTCAAGCCATACGGAAAATCCTTAAATTTGACAAATGGAATTGGAGGTCAGCATACCAAATGGATGGAATGAGATAACCATTTCCCAATACCGGGACATCGTGTCATTGCCCGATGACATGTCCGAGGAGGAGCGACAAAATAAGATCCTCACCATCGTGTGTGGTGTGCCGGAGAAATTGCTGGAGAGCATCCCGGTGGCTGATCGGACAATGATCATCACCAAACTCAATGAGGCAATCAATAAAGAGCCGAAATTCATCCGGAGATTCCATCACCGAGGGATCGAATATGGATTCATCCCGAATCTCGATGACATCACATTCGGTGAATGGATAGACCTTGAGAAATATCAAGGAGAGATGACCAAGGTGCATCACCTCATCTCAATCCTATACCGACCAATCACCGAGGTCAGCGGAGATCGGTATGCGATCAGACCATACGATACAAAGCAAATGATCCCCGATGTGGATGATATCTCTGCGGAGATCCTGGTGGGTGCATCTGTTTTTTTTTATCGTTTAGGAATAGAATCCTCGATGTCTATTCTGAAATATTCCCACGAAAGAAAGACGAAGAGGAAGAGGAGCAGATTCCACAGATTGATGAATCGCAATGGATCAAAGACAAATGGGGATGGTATATCGCAATCCATAGACTTTGTGAGGGAGATATCCGGAGAATTGATCAGATCACAACACTCTCCGCACATAAGGTATTTTTGTGGCTCTCTTTTGAAAGCGATTGGTCTGAATTCGTAGAAACGAAAAGGAAGAATGAGCAAACTATACGACATAATCGATAAACTCAAGGAGACCGGTGAGGCATTGCCATCCATCCGGACAATCACCTTTGGCAATTTGGAGGATGTCGATATCAAACGCCAAACGATATTTCCGCTCATTCACATTGTTCCAGGCACGGCAACTCTGAATGGATCAACGATCTCATGGGCATTTCAAATCCATGCAATGGATCTCATTGATTTCAACAAGGATGATCTCAATGACATGGACGATCCGTTTCACGGAACGGACAACATGCAAGATGTGTTGTCAGACATGGTGCAACAACTCTCAATCATGGTTGACAAGATCAAAAGAGGTGCATCATTCGGCACATATGAGATTGTCGGATCACAAACCATGACTCCTTTCTTTGACAAAACCGGAAATTCATTGGCGGGATACACACTCTCGGTCACCATCAACTCACCATCAGCATCCGTTGACGATGGCATCTGTTGATCAAAATGATTTCCCGGAGTTGTACAATGTCCTGGAGGAGATGGGATGGTCGATCATCGACAATGCGGAGGCAAATCTCAAGAAGAAGAAGAAACGAAAGTATGTCCGGGCAAAATGGAAAGATGGAAAGCCGGTCAATGCGGAGATAAGGTATAGCAAACCGAGAGCATCGTACAACACCGGAGCAACCATTGATGGACTCGGTGTGAAACTCATCCCGAAAGGTGGATCATTCATCATGGAGATCACCGATTCAAACGGACATGCCGAATCGGTGGACAAAGGGAGGAGACCATTTGTCAAGAATTTTGAGGAGGGACACAAAGGAATCCCACCAGCCAAAATGAATTCCTGGATCAAGAGCAGAGGCATCAAGCCAAGAGACCTCACCACCGGACAATTCATCCCGATCGATGAGAAAGGGACACAAATCCGGACGATGGCATTCCTAATGAATAGGAAAATCAAATGGTTCGGCATCGAGCCAACCAATTTCCTCACAGATGCCAGGATCGACACCGAGAATGAATATCAAGATCGGTTGATCGAGGCATACGAGGAGGACATCAGAAATCAATTCACATGACGATATTTCAGAAACCGGAAAACACAACCGATATCATCTATGCTCTCTCTCCGGTGGTTTACACCATCTATTCAGCGAACAACACAAATGCCGATTTTGAGTATTTGCTGGAGGTGAGGGTATGGAATGGCAACTCCGCATCTGTTCCAGCATCGGCATCGTACACATTGAGCAAATTACCCAATGCATCCGGATCGGCATCATTCGATATCTCCGGATTGATTCGCTCAAACCTGGAGAGGCAGTTGCCGGACAACATCACCACATCCACATCACAGATCGTTGATGCGATCGAGGAGAGTGCATGGGTGCAAGTGTTGGCAACATACCGGGATTCCACCGGAGGGACACCGACACAAGCCACATCGCAAACATTGTTGGCGGTGAGGGGATACACCGATCCATATCAAGGATTCAACGGATCGAATTCCGACAAATCCACATTGTCACAAACCATGACAATTGACTATGCATCCAATTTGCCCATGTCCATTTCGGTCATCACCGATGATGTCAAGTACATTGATGTGACCACCGCATCATACACGCACCGAATTGATCTGACCGGGAAAAATACCGCTCTCTCCACCGAGGCATATGTGAGTGTATTGTGTGGGACAAATTGGTATGGTGGGAATGGCATCGGTATCCATCAGCATTTGTGGTCAACCGATGGTGCAACGATTGAAAACATCTCATGTGCCGGTGCATATCTCACCGATGGTGGGTCATATACCATCACCACCAAAGATTCATCAGAGACCACCATTGAGACCATGACGATATCCAGCCAATGTGAACTCAAATACACTCAATCGGTCATTGGATACCTCAACAAATTTGGTGCATACGATTACATCCCGGCAACATTGGTCAAGACCGAGAGTGCATCGTTCACACGCCAACGATTCCAAAACAAGAATGCGACCACCGGCATCAATTCAGCCACATATGATGTCACCGCATCCACATATCGGACATTCAACACTCAAGGGAGGCAGTCCATCACCATCAACACCGGATATCAAGAGGAGGAGATCCGAGATCGCATTGAACAGATGCTCATGTCGGAGGAGATATTCATGTACGACACGACACATGGCACACGACCATTGAGTGCAAGTGACTCATCAGTACGATTCCAACTCCAGGAGAGCGACAAACTGATCAACTACCAATTGCAATTTGACATTGCTAACGATCTGCGAAATGTGGTGACCATATGACAACCATCACTCTCAAAATAGCCGGGACGATTGCGGATCTCTTCGATGATGAGGTGGTCACTTTGACCAAGCAACGGAAAGACATGCAAGATCTCGGACGATTGTTCGCAGATTTCAGCCAACCATTCACCATTCCGGCAACCGATGTGAACAATGGCATTTTCACACATTGGTACAATCTCGACATCGATGATCCATATGATGCTCATGGGAAAGCCGATGCGGAGATCTCGGTGGATGGGATCGTCCTATTCTCCGGCACATTGGAATTGGTGTCATGTGAGATTGCAGATCACCAGCCGATCTCATATGAGGTCATTTTCTATGGTGAGACAAAGCAAATCCTCACCGAATTTGGAGAGGATACATTGAGGGATGTCACATATGGGACAAGTATGGTGATGTCGTATACCAACATCGCATCATCATGGAGCGGATCATATCAATCCGGAGATGTTGTGTTCCCGGTATTTGATTATGGTGGACGATCAGCCGGAGCGATGCAATATGACATCTCATCGAATGCGGTCAACTCCATTGCACGATCGGATGGATCACCGGTACAATACCATGAACTCCGACCATCGTTCAGATTCAAAACGATCCTGGAATATCTGTTTGCGCACATTGATTATCAGATCGAGTTGCAAGATGATTTGGACACCGAATTGAATTCTTTGTACATGTTGCCGATGGAAAAGGAGGGATACATTGATCTCTCATTTGATGGCACATGGTCGATGAGAACCGGATCGATTTCTCTCTCTGCATACCCACCACCGACAATCAATCCGGGATTGATTCTCAATACATATTCAACCATCATCAACGATCCATCCGGTGCGTTGAATCTGAATGGCATATTCACGGCACAAGCCAATGGACAACATGTATTGACAATCAATTTTGCCAATGCAACGAGAGGTGCTGGAACATTGTACATCCGAGTTTTCAATGTGGCATATCCGCAAAACACATATGATCTTGTCAACGATTATTGGCAAGTCCCGGCATCCGGGAGCGGATCAAATACAAAGACATTCACATACACTCGATCGGTCACCGCTGGTGAGACATACCGCATCAAGATTCTCAACACACAAGGAAATGCGATGACCTTTGACAGCATCACATGGTCATGCATTCAAGCACCTTTGTTGCCACCGGCATCTGATCTTGAATGGGCTGATGTCATGCCCGACATGAAGATCAAAGAATTTGTATCATCATTCATCAAATCATTCAACCTTGTTGGCATACCGGAGCGGAAACAAACCGGAGGAGGGACAATTGTCAACAACTTGAAATTGTACAAGTTTGATGATTGGATTGCGGAGGGAACAAATGTGGATGTCTCCGACCAGGTACACACGATCAAACAGATCATCCGCAAACAACCATTCCCGGAGCGGATCGAGTTGAAACATGCGGAATCGGAGGATCTTGCAAATGTCTCATGGAGGGATGCATTTGGTCGGACATTCGGTCGTGTGGTGTATGACAACGCTGGTGATGATTTCACCGGAGATCCCATCGAGGTGGAATCCCCATTTGCAATCATGCCACCATTGAGGATGATGAGAGTGACCGGATCGGGAGTGACCAATCAGTACACCGATTTGGAGGTCATGCCATTTATGGATGCGGAGGGAAAGGCAATGGAGATTCCATTGTCGCTTTGGTATTTCAGCGGATATGAGAGTGTGAATGATGAATGGTGGATGAACAACGATAGTGCAACACCAACTCTCCAATCCTCATTCCCCTATTTCAGAGCATGGAATGATGTGCCGGTCGGATCAAGTGATCAGACCATCGCATACGGATATGAGATCGCACCATCCAATGTGGTGGTCACGGATACATTGTACTCTCGGACATTCAAGAAATATTTGGATACCATCTTCAATCCCAAGATGCGGATCATCGAGGTGGACATGTACCTCACCATCGCACAATGGCTCACCTTGAAATTGAATGACACATTGGTCATCACCGGGAGAGGATATCAGATTGAATCGGTCAAATACAATGTGATCACCGGCAAAGCATCATTCAAGTTGTACACCAGCAATGAGAGAGTGAGAGCGATTCCAACATTCACATGGGGATCGGGCATCATGTCGGTGACATGGGACACCACACCATCCGCATCCGATCTCACTTTGTACAACACTCAAAGGTGGACATCATTGGGTGGATTCAAAATGAAATCACCGAATTTCAACACGATCCCCAATGCAGTGATGCGGAACGATGCCCACCGGCAAAAATCCGAATCATTACATCTGACCAATTGCATCGAGATTGTCAAGGATACGACCACCACATATTCATCAATCGGCACGACATATGAGAATATCACCGATTATGATGGTGAGCAAATCAAACAAGGAAAGGGATTTGATTGGGATTTGACCACCGGTGAGATCGTTGCCAATGAGAGCATGATTGTCCATGTCTCCGCATCGCTGGAATTCAGCCATGATGCATCAAGAGATATAGTATTCACATTCCTTATTGATGGAAATGAAACCGGATTTCAAAACTTTGCAGAGCGGAAAGCGGAGCATCTGAATTTGATCGGCACATTCAGAGTTGATGCCGGGCAAAGCATTACGATTGCAATGAAATTGGCAACATCACACACAATGGACATTGATATTGACCATGTCCATTTTCAAGCGCACGAAATATGATCACGGAAATCATCAAGATGGTGCAAATGATCCCTCACTATGGAGTGAGTGAGGACATGGAAATCGCAAAAGGGAGATATCACATTCCCCGATCCTGGAGGAGAGTGTATGAACAAATCAAGAGACGATGGAAAAGATAGTCATTGAGTTGGAGGCAAAGTTGGATAAGGCACTCCAACAGATCGAGGAGTTGAAAGATGAGGTGAAAGGAGTCGGAGAGGAGACGAAGAAAACCAAGGAGGAGACAAAATCCCTTGCAAAAGGTTTCAAGGGAATGGGATTGGCAATGAAGTCAATGGGCATTGGCTTGATTATGAAAGCCTTTGATAAGTTTGTCGAGATCCTCGGACGAAATCAGAAAGCGGTGGATCTGCTCAATACCGCAATGGGGACAATTGAGGTGCTATTCAATGACCTCATCGAGGTGGCTGATCCATTGTTCGACATCCTCTCCAATCTGTTCAGCAATCCATTGCAATCCATCAAGGATTTCGGGACATCCATCAAGGAGTATGGCATCAATGCCATGAATCAATTTTTGAGTGCGGTGGGTCATGTCGGAAAGGCAGTTGGTCATCTGTTCAAATTGGAATTTGATGAGGCAAAGAAATCAGTCCAGGATGCCGGGAGGGACATGGTGGATGCAATGGTCGGAGTTGAGGAGGGAGGAGTTGAGGTGGTCAATGAGGCATTGGAAAAGACCTTGGAATATGCCAAAGAGATTCCCGGACGAATCGCAGAGGCAACAAAGACCGCACAAGTATTGACCGATGCTCTCAAGGAAATGGAGATGGCAGAGGTGCGGAGAGCGGAGATTCAATTAGAATATCAGCGACAAGAGGAATTGCTCCGACAATTCAGAGATGATGAATTCCAAAATCTCACCGAGCGCATCCAAGCCAATGAGGATCTGTTGGGGATGCTGGAGGAACAGACCGAAAAGGAAGCGGAGCAAATTCAAATCCGCATCGATGCATTGAGATTGCAATATGCAATCAATAGCAACCAGGAGAATCTCATTGCACTCAAACAAGCCGAATTGGAAATGACCGATCTCCTTGAACGATTGGAGGGACAACGATCCGAGGCATTGATGAATGTCATGGGTCTCCAAAAGGAGCAACTCGATCTCAAGCGGTCAGAGGTAGAAACCGAGGAGGAGATCCGGAGGATACAAAGTGAGGGAGAGTTGGAACTGATGACCAATGAGATCGGTCGCATGGAGGCAACTATTGAGAATCAGAACAAGATATACGATGTCACACGGACACGCATTGATGATGAAATCATGGCTCTCACATTAGCCGGTCAGACCGAGACTCAATTGTATGCCGATTTCCTCAACGAGCGAAAGATCCTCGATGCCCAATATGAGAAAGACTCATTGAAAGGTGCAATGGATCTTGAGAAAGCAAAGAGCAGTTTTCGTATCAAATTGACCAACGACACATTCAATGTGATCGGAGCATTCGCCAAAGAGGGGAGCGAACTGCAAAAAGGATTGGCGGTCGCACAAGCAACGATGAACACATATGAATCGGTCACCGCATTTTTGACCATGAAACCGGCATCACCATTCAACTTTGTACAAGCCGGGATCGCCCTTGCAACCGGCATTGCCAATGTCCGGAACATACTCTCCACCGATCCGATGGGAGGTGCTGGAGGTGGTGGTGCACCCGGAGGATCTGTACCTCAACCAACGATGCCAAATGTCGCAGTCTTGGGAGGAGGCATGGGATCAGATCCCTCATCACAAATTGCGGAGAGCATCGAGCGGATGAGAGATCAACCGGTGAAAGCATATGTGGTGGCTGATGATGTCACCTCTGCACAAGCCTATCAAAGGAGAATCGCACGAAATCGAGTTGTATAAATGAAATGATATCACCATGAACGAACAACAACGCATCCGGGAGATTGTCCGAGATTACATCGTCCGACACAAAGAGGAGTTGGAATTGGGGACGATCGGGAAAAAAACATTGGCAAAGATGGTTGTCATGGAAAATCCGGAGATGTTCGATGGTGATATTGCAAAGGCTCAAGAGAATGTGAGAGATATCATCCGGTATCTCACAAAATCAAGAGGAGATCGACACCGGAGGCAGATTGATCCAGCCAATGCAATTGATCTCGACATCAAGGCAGATGCATCAACGATCGTCAAAAATGCCATGAGGCACATGCCATCATCCCGGTCGATCGACAAACCCAATTTCATCATCCCACACAAGAAAGTTGGCATCATGTCCGATGTCCACATTCCATATCACGATGAGGAAGCGGTCATCATCGGTGTGCAATATTTCCTGGAGAATGAGATTGATTGTCTCCTCCTCAATGGTGACACATTGGATGCATGGCAAATATCCCGATGGATGAAGAAAGGAGCGAGACCGGACATCCATGAGGAGATGGTCATATGTCGTGAATTCCTCTATTGGTTGCGGATGCTATTTCCGGAGATTCCAATCATTTGGAAATCGGGCAACCATGATGTGCGTGTTGAGGATCACATGTGGAGCAAAGCACCGGAGATGGCAAAGTTGTTTGAATTGACAATGGGTCATGCTGGATTGTTACAACAGATCCTCCATTTTGAGGAATTGAAAATCCAATATGTGGATGACAACACACTCATGGAGTGCGGAAAGATGATGATCATTCATGGACATGAATTCGGGCAATCGATATTCAGTCCGGTCAATCCAGCACGAGGGATGTTTCTCCGGGCAAAGTACAATGTCATCGCTGGACATATGCATCAGACCTCGGAACACCATGAGGGGAATTTGAATGGGGACAATCATGTCACCTATTCGACCGGATGTTTCTGTGAATTGAAACCGGCATACAGACGAACGGCATTCACAAAATGGAATCATGGAGGTGCAATCCTCCATGTCGATGATGATGGATCGTTCAGAGTTGACAATTTCCGGATCAAGGATGGTCGGGTGCTTTGATTAACTTTGTAAGATGCGGAAACGGATCAAGTATTATCTCCAATCGTTCAGCGATTATCCCGATGCGGTGAGCAACAACGCAAAGAGGGGACGATTGCTCAATGAGAAACATGGGATGAAATGTGCAACGGCAATCGGTCGCAGACGATCAGCCGATCTCGAAGCAAAGAGACCGGTCAGCGTTGACACGATCAAACGCATGTACTCTTATCTCTCAAGAGCGTCCGAGTATTACGATCCATCCGACACCTCTGCATGTGGCACGATTTCATTTTTGCTATGGGGTGGGAAATCTGCATTGAATTGGTCACGATCTAAATTGAAAAGCATTGGCGAACTCAAAGAATAACGAACCACCAAAAACGAATCCAAGCAACACACCATCCCGGTCATCGCCAAAGGGAGGGAGTCGAGCATGTCTATGTGAGGACAACACATATCATGTGAAATGTTGTGAGGGATATCTGTTAAATCAAGGAATCGGAGCAGTATGAAAATAAAGGAACTGATCATCAAGGATGAACATGAGATCTCGGTATCCGCAATTGCATTGGTCAATCAACCAGCCATTGAGGATGATTTCATCGCACTCTCGGAACACAAGTTTGCGATCCAGGACAAGGACAAACGATTACTCATCGGAGCATCATTGATCCCGAACAAACTGATTTACCGCAATCAGAACGAGGAGGAGTTTTATATCTATTTCACAAAGGACACCATTCGAAAGACTGCGGAGAAATTCATTGAGTTTGGAATGCAACGATCGGTGAACATTGAGCATGAAATCGCAACGAGAGGAGCATCTGTCGTTGAATCATGGATTGTTGAGGATACCGAGAAAGACAAATCCGCTTTGTACAATCTCTCATTGCCGGTTGGCTCATGGGCAATTGCAATGCGTGTGCATGATGATGAATTGTGGAAAGGAGTGAAAGAGGGATTGTTCAAAGGATTCTCGATTGAGGGACAATTTGCGGAGCGACTAATGGAAAAACCATCAGAAAAAACGCAAAGCAAGTTGAAACATTATTCCATCAAGGAAAAGGAAAGCAAGTAATTTTACAACGAAAAGCATTTGATATGTCCATTTTGAGCAAAGTATTGGAATTCATCCCGATCAACCTACACAAAGAGGTCATGACAAAATTAGCCACCGCCACACTCCAGGAGGGAGCAACCATTGAGGCGGAGGAATTTGCAATCGGTCAAGTTGTGTTTGTTGTCTCTGAAGATGGTGAGAAAATGCCATTGCCGGAGGGTGAGTACACATTGGAAGATGGATCGATGCTGGTGATCGATGCGGAAAGCAAGATCGCAGAGGTGAAATCACCGGAGCAAAAAGAGGAGGAGGTCAAAGAAGAGACCGAGGAGGTGACCGAGGAATTGGCAAAGAAGAAGAAAGAGGAGAAAGAAGAAGAGCCAAAGGAGGAGGTCAAAGAGGAGGTGCAAGAATCAGCACCGGTCGAGGCAAAAGATCCGGAGGAGGATGAGATCGTCAACCTTGAGGAGGACAAGCCAATGACCGAGGAGATGAAAAAGATGGTCGAGGAGATGGTGGATGCCAAACTCAAGGAGATGAAAGAGGAATTGACCTCTCTCATGGATGACCGATACGGAACGAAAGAAGAAAAGGAGGAGGAGAAATTGTCAGCACAACGCAAGGTGGCGAAACTCAAGCCAAATCCCGATGCGGACAAGACCTCAACCACAATGCCCAAGATCAATCTCACTCGGAACATGAGCGGAATTGAGAGAGCATTGCATGTCATTAACAATTCATAAACGGCTAAAAAAGATAAATCATGCCAACACCAGCAATCACAAGTAATTTCACCGGCGAACACGCCGGGAAATACATCAACGCTGCTCTCCAAAGCGGATCAACCATCGGCAACGAGGAGGTGACTATCCTCCCCAATGTCCGATATAAGACAAATGTCACTCGACTCACTTTGGGAGATGTCATTGCAGATGCCACATGTAATTTCACCGATGGCTCTTCATTGGCTCTTGTTGATCGGGAAATTGCCCCGAAAGAGATGCAAGTGAATTTGCAACTCTGCAAACAAGATCTGTTGGATTCTTGGGAGGCTTTGCAAATGGGTTTCTCTGCATACAAGGAGATCCCACAAAATTTCACCGATTACCTCCTGGCATATGTCGGAGAGAAAGTTGGTGCAGAGGCAGAGAATTACATTTGGACAGGTGATGCTGGAACATCCGGAGAATTCGGTGGTTTTAATGCAACTCTGATCAGCGAGACTGCATCGATTCCAGCCGGTCAGAAGATCAATGCCGGTTCAGCGGTCGCAGTTGATTCAACAAATGTCCTGGCTCGTTTGGGCGCAATGCTCGATGCTTTGCCACAGAGCGTGTACGGAAAGAATGATGTTCGTTTCTATGTCGCTCCGAATGTCGCTCGTGCGTACATGCGTGTACTCGGTGGATTTGCCTCCGGTGGAGTTGGCGCAAACGGATACCAAAATGAGGGATCTGTTGGTTTCAAGCCATTGAATTTCGATGGAATCGACATGGTAATGTGCCCCGGTCTGACCGCATCCACAATGCTCCTCACTCGCAAATCAAATCTGTTCTTTGGAACGGGTCTGATGAATGACTGGCAAGAGGCACGAGTGCTGGATATGGCTGACATCACCGGTTCAAACAATTATCGTGTGATCATGCGTTTCTCCGCTGGTACTCAAATTGGAATCATCGAGGATGTAGTATTGGATGGTCTCGGAGCATAAGTCTAACCACTAAAGCAAAGAGCCATGTCATGTACTATTTCAACGGCACGAACCGAGCCATGCAAAGACAAGATCGGTGGAATCAAGAGAGTGTGGTTTTCCACATTCTCTGACACCATCGCATGGGACACCACAACACCGGGAACAATTGCGATTGATTCCGCTGGAACAATTGCCGGGACGCAATATGATGTCCGTATGGCATCCGGTCTGACCAACACGATCACCAGCAGTCGGGAGAATGGGACAACATTTGTCACACAATCTCTCACTCTGCAACTGAAAGGATTGACCGCAACTGATGAGGCAGAGATCCTGGCATTGTCACGAGGACGATGGATCGTTGTCATCGAGGACAACAATGGATCGGGATGGGTAATCGGTCGGGAGTATGGTGCAGATGTCACCACCGGCACGGCTCAAACCGGAACGGCATTGGGTGACCTCTATGGATACACCATCACCATCGAGGGAATGGAGAGAGAGTTGCCATTGTACAACGCTGATCCATCAAGTCTGATCTCATAAAATTCAGCAACCACATCTGTTGTTGTTTAGGGGAGGAGGGAGCATTTGCTCCCTTTTTTTTTACATTTAGGGATGCCAATACCAAAACCCACACCCCAAGAGGATCAAAAATCATTCATGCAGAGATGCACCTCGGATGATGTCATGGTCAAGGAATATCCCAACAAACAACAACGGATTGCCGTTTGTTTCGTCCAATGGAGAGATGCTAAAATTCGCTAAATTTGTTTGATGCAAGTGTGGACAACATCGAGTGAGGGCAACACATGGAGATTCATGCCCCGGACAATCACCGATGCTGATTCAATCATTGCATGGGGTGAACGAGAACACACCGGAAAATCAGATCTTTTTTTCAATACCTTGACCGGAAACATCTCCGGATCATGGATTGTCATTTCAAATCGTGACATCCCCACATACAAGGAGGGAGAATTTGTGTATTTGCGTGTGTTCAAAGTAGGGACACCGGGAGGACTTGTTGAACAGATCAGAGAGCAACCATCCGAGATCCTGGCAAACATCACACACAACGATGCATTCAATAAGATCGTCACCGCATTTGATGAAGATGAGTTGTCGGAGGAGATATACCGGGGAAAGGTTCTGATCACCGATGAGACTCCGGATCTGAAATACTCCATTTATGCCGATGATCCGATGAGCGCACCTCCGAAACCAAATCGATCATGGCTGACAACTTAAAGCAATACCTCAAATCTCACCGGGTGGTGAAGATGAGTGCATATACCTCACCAAAGATCGAGGAGAATGCCAAAGGTGGGTATGTGAAATATGGTGCGAACGATGAGTATTATCAGCACCTCATCGATTTATTTCATACCTCACCAACCAACAATGCATCCATCCAGGGGATATCCGATCTCATCTATGGGGATGGTGTGGAGGTGAACATGGATGAGACCGATGTCAATGATTGGGCAATGTATCAATCATTGTTCAATGCCGATTGCATCCGGAAAGTATGCCACGATCTGAAATTGTTTGGACATGCATCATTCCAATGCACCTTTGAGGGAGGTCAACTGATCGCAGTCTCTCACATTGCAAGGGACACGATCCGACCAGGCATCTTGAATGAGGATGGTGAGATCGATTGTTTCTATTTCTGTTCGGATTGGAGCAAGGTTGGGAAAAGAGGATTTGAACTGCAAAAGATTCCAGCATACGGATATCAATCTGATGGTGATCAGTTTGCCATCTTGAGCATTGATTCGTATTCCGCTGGATCTGTTTATTTCACTCCGGTGGATTATCAAGGTGGGTTGCAGTATGCCGAATTGGAGGGAGAGATATCCAACTATCATCTCAATGCCATCCACAATGGTCTGGCTCCTGGTCTGTTGGTGAATTTCAACAACGGCATCCCGACCGAGGAGGAGCAAGATCAGATCGAGAGGGACATCAATTCCAAATGGGGTGGGTCATCCAATGCCGGTCGCACGATCATTGCATTCAACGATGACAAGGAAAAGAGCGCAACGATCGAACCGGTGCAGTTGTCGGATGCTCACAACTTATATGAATTCCTCTCATCGGAGTGCATGAGAAAAATCATGGTATCTCACCGGATTACCTCTCCAATGTTGTTGGGAATTAAGGACAACACCGGATTGGGCAACAATGCCGATGAATTGGAAAAGGCATCTATCCTCTTCAACAACTCGGTGATCAAGCCATTTCAAGATCTGATCATCGAGGGGATGCAATACATATTGCGTGACCAGGATCTCAAAGTTGACATATCATTCAAGACATCAAACCCATTCAAATCGAGTGAGGAAGATGCCGGAGATGTTGAGGTATCGTACACCGCACAACAGATCACCACCGCATTGGATGTGATTTCAAGGAATCAATCCGGTGAATTGACCGAATCTCAAGCCATGACCATTTTGGTCAGCATGTTGGGATTGACAAAGGATGTCGCAGAGCAGATGTTTCGATCCGAGGAGGTGCAGTTGGCATCCAACATGCCCAAATTGGAGGAGGAGGATGCACAATTTTGGGTTGATTACCTATCCGACAAGGGAGAGACCATCGATGAGGATGAATGGGAGTTGGTGCATGAGGAGGTGGTCGAAGATTACGACCAACCGGATTCCGATTTCTTCACCTTATTCAAACGATTTGCCGATCCGGATGCAAAGAGTGAGGATGATTCGGGGATCTATCGTGTGAGGTATCGGTACGATCCACCGGAGGAGACACGCAATGACAAAGGTGAGGTGGTCTCCAGGATTTTTTGTCGCACGATGGTAAGGAATGCCAAAGCCAATGTGATATATCGCAGAGATGACATCGACAAGATGAGCGATGCCGGTATCAATGGTGAATGGGCGAAGAAAGGACAATCCAAATACGACATTTGGAAATTCAAGGGAGGTGGTGGATGTTATCATCGTTGGGTGCGGATGGTATTCAAACGCAAAACCGACAAAGGAAAGGTGCGACCATTGGACGAATCCGAGAAAGGCACAACCGATCGGAACTTGGATAAGAATTACAATGAGATCCCCGGATCAACTGCGAAATCTGATGGTGTGCCGAATGCAAAACTCGAACCCAAAGGATACCAGGAAGCCATCACAAAGCCAAAGGACATGGATGATCGGGGATTTGTAACCAAAAAAGGATAACCGATGAGCGATGTTCTATTCATAAGGAGGGAAGATCTGTTGAGGTACACATCCATCGGTGGAAATGTGGATACTGACAAGATCATCCCACACATCAAGACCGCACAAGACCTCCACATCACTCCATTGTTGGGGACAAAGTTGTATCAGAAGATCGAGCAGATCATCACCGCTGGAACAACATCCGGAGTGTATTATGAACTCCTCACCGATTTCATCCAACCGGTGATCATCCACTATGCGATGAGTGAATTTCTGCAATTCCATGCATATGAGATCAGCAATGGAGGAGTGTTCCGGCACATTTCGGAGAATAGCACGACACCATCTCTTGATGAGGTGCTGATGTTGGTGCAGAAATCAAGGGACAATGGAGATCATTACCGCAAACGATTGATAGATCATCTGTGCTACTACACATCTAATTTTCCGGAGTACACCGAGAGCCAATTGGATGGGCAATATCCCACCAGCACCAGGAGATTAACACGATGGAGTTTCTGATATGAGTTGGGGAAAGATTTATTGCGACACAAATTGGGGTGAGAATAAGTATCGCACCGCTGGATCGATCATCAACGAGGCAACACCGGATTGTTTCCAATTCCCGGAGTTTGTCTCGTTCAAGGATCATGTCAGATCCGAGGGAGCGACATATGAAAAGATGCAATGTGGCATCGACATCCTCCTCTTTTTAGGGAGATCCATATCCATCACACCACAATCACCGGACAATCCAACATTCAGCGGAATTTTGGACACATACACCGGTGCAACGGCTGGATATAGCACAAGGAGATTGACCAACACATACACCGGAGGATTGATCCGGGTGCGGAGGTCAAGCGATGATGCGGAGCAAGATATTGGATACGATGCCAATGGAGAGGATTTGGATATCTCTGGTCTCCTTGCTTTTGTGAATGAGGATGTGGATGTGTACACATCTGACTTTTCAAGTACCGAGGACTTATCCGCAGGTAATGGAACGGGGGCAGCAGCCCAAAGTGTGGGAGGGGTAAACGATGCATAT